CGCACTGGATGCCGCTGCCGGAACCGCCGAAGGGCGCGAGGATGGACGGTGATAGTGATGCGCTTGATTGATGCTGATGCCGTGCTGCGCAGCCTGCCGAACGATCTGCCGTACAAGGGCAGTGTCCGGCGGGTGCTGATGCAAGCGGCGACGGTGGATGCTGCACCAATCGTATGGTGTAAAAAATGCAAGTTTTGGGCGCCTGGAAAGAGCAGGCGCGGTTTCTTCGAGGACTGCGTCCTGAAGCAGGGCTGCATGCCTGCAGACGGGTTTTGCAGATACGGCGTGCGAAAGGAATGACGACGATGCCAAAGCGGATTAACCCGCGCCGGAGACCGGCGACGATGGCAGACGTACAGCGCGCAAAGGATGCGGCGACGGCGGATGCCTGCCGCGTGACACTGGCGATCTTTTTCACAGCGCTTTTGGATAAAGAGGGCATGGACACCGAGCAGCTCCAGCGCATCTGGCGTGAAGTAGAGGCCCTGAGCGAGAGCGTGCGCGACGGGTACGTCTCCGCGCACGACCTGATCCGCGTGCTGCGCGAGGAATATGAGATCGACATCATAGGAGGATAAAGCAATGAACAGACTGGACACCCTGAAGGCCGCCGCCGAATGCGTGTGCGGCAGCCGAGAGGAAGACTACGGCAGCCCGGAGGATAACTTCGCCGTGATCGCGGCGCTGTGGACGGCATACACCGGCACGGACGTCACGCCGAAGGACGTGGCCATGATGATGGCGCTGCTGAAGATCGCCCGCGCGAAAGCGGGCAGCAAGCCGGACACCTACGTCGATCTGGCTGGCTACGCAGCGTGCGGGGCGGAAATTTCGGCGCGAGAGCCGAAAAGGGGCACGCAGTGCAAAAATACCACGTCTGGCGCGGCCGGAGGCACAGAGACGGAAAAAACGGCGTCCTGCGTGAAGCTGCAGCGCATGGACGGCTACTATCTGGTGGAAGTGGACGGGAATCCGCACCGCTTCACACTGTGGGAAACCGCGATGCAGTTTATCCGCGAGCACGCCGGTGAGCTGACGTGACGGCGGAGTTTGTGATCCCGACGAGGCTGCCGGGAATGAACGAATACACCCGCGCCTGTCGGCGGCACGCGCAGGTGGGCGCGAAGATGAAGCACAACAACCAGGAGATCGCCGCGTGGGCGATCCGGTCGCAGCTGCGCGGGGTGAAGTTCACGAAGCCGGTGGAGATCACCTACACGTTCTACGAGCCGAACCGGAGGCGGGACAAATCGAACGTCGCGGCGTTCGGCGTCAAGGTGATCGAGGACGCGCTGGTGATGTGCGGGGTGCTGAAGGACGACGGCTGGGCATACATACGGGCGTTCACGTCGCGCTTTGCGCTGGATAGGGAAAAACCGCGCATCGTGGTGCGGATTACGGACGAGGGCGCGGAATAAAGGGAAAGCTCCGGGGCGGAAGCCTCGGAGCTTTTGCTTTATTTTGTTACTGCATGGCTTTGGCCATCTCGGCGATCGCGGTCTCGGCAGCGACACGTGCCTGATCCAGATGGATGCAGGCCCAGTCCATGCGGATGTACTGCGGCGACTCGATCAAATTCTCCGGCATACTTGCCTGCGCGCGGTCTTCTTCTGCGGACAGATCTGCAAGCTGGTCGCGCAGAGACTCGCACGCGGCGATCAAGGCGCGAAGCCGACGGCGGCGGGTGTTATTCATGGGGCGTACCTCCCTTCGGCGGCTTTCGCACGGGATAGATGACGGTCTCGCCGTCCGGCGGCATATCATCCGCGTGGATGTAGGTGGGCGCCGTCCATTTTAGGATCAGGCGGCGATCATCCAGCGGGCCTGCCCAGTAGTGATGCCAATGGCCGCGTCGGGCGTGCGGCCGCTTTTTGCCGCCGGGCGTGCTGCCGGCAGCGGCGTCCTCATCTGTCTCTGCGCGCGCTCTGGCGCCACGGATTGCCGCGCCCATGCGCACGCCGACATACTGCAGGTCGACGGTGCTGGCCTTGCCGACGTCGTCGGTCTTGCGCGGGATCTTTTGTGTGTGCTTGTGATCCGGCGCAGCGGCGATGTCCGCGCCGTCGGAGATGATGTACAGGATGATCTGGATGACGCCAAGGATAATGCGGCCGATGGAAGCGACGTCCGAGACGGTGCTGATGTCGACGCCGACATTTTCGCGCGTGCGATCCAGCGTGGACCGCACACAGTCGCCGATCGTGCCGGACGGGTCCAGATGCAGCACCTGCGGGACGGTGCCCTGCATATCATCGTACATCCACTGCACGCGCAGCTCCGTGGATCCGTGGTTGACATCGTAGTCGATCCACGCAAAAAAGCCGTCGACGCCGGGTAGCTCCGGGTGATGCGCCTTGACATAGATGCAGGGGTACGGCAGATGCAGCAATAGGCCGACCGGCAGGACGTCGGTGTCCTCCATGTCCTCCGCCTGGGCGAAAAGCATCTCGGCCATGTCGTCATCGACGGCATAGATGATGCGGCTGCGACGCCACGCCCAGCAGGCCGTCAGCTCCGCCGACACGGCTGCGGCATCCAGGTCGCTCCGGCCGCGGGCGTAGGTAAGGTAGGTGTAGGCGGCGTTGATCGGCAGCGGGCAGTAGTCCGGCCACGACATGCTGCCGTCGGCCTTTGCGAGGGCGCAGTTATCCAGCTGCCCGTAAGCATCCGGGCAGTCGCGCAGCCACTTGCGCAGCAGCGGCAGCGGGGTCTCTCGATCTCTCATGCTAGCGCCTCCATCACAATCCGCACTGCTTTGCAAGCAGCAGGCGCACATACGGCGGGCACTCGCGGCTGCCGGAGATCCACCCCTGCAGTGTGCGCAGCGGGATTGCAAAGCGCGCCGCAAAGTCCGTCTGCGACAGGCCGGTGTGCTGCACGATCTCGTTGACGGTCAGGTGCGCGTAGCGCCAGATGGGCCGCAGTTCTGCGGCCAAGGCCGGAAGCTCGTCCTCGCTGGCGCCAAAGATGTCTGACGTCGCAACGTCGGACGCGAACGCATCCGGGTCATCGTAGGCAGCAGCCTCCTGCAGCGCTGCCGAAAACTGCTTATCCGTTAGGTCATAGTGCTCATCCAGATCGTCAGCGCTGGCGTAGATCCAGGCGTGCGCGACATCGGTTGCCGGGTATCCGCGCTTGGGGTCGCGGCGCAGCGTGATCGCCACATCTACGCCGCCCTTTCCGCCGAGAATGCCGGGCTTGTACTCGGCACGGTAGCCGACGATGGCGATGTATGGCCCACGGACACCGGCGCTCGAGACGAGGCGCTGAAGGCTCCCGTTGATTGCGTCTGTGAGTGTGGTGCCGCTGATCGTGTCCGGCCACTGGCTGCCGGACACGTACACTTCGTATTCGTTTGCAGTGATGCCTTTGCTTATCATTGCGTTTTGCCTCCTTTAGTGGCCTCACGCCAGGCTGCCAGAGCCTTGGCATAGTTTTTGAGTGCGTCGGCGTCATCGTTGCTGATGCGGGCCTCCGCATTGTCAACGTAGATGCGGTAGCCATAAGCCGCCGTGCCGTAGACCTTGCCGTTCCAGCGGCCAGCCGGGTAGCAGTCCGGACGGACCGGCTCCGTGATGCCGGATGCCTCAGCGGCCGCGACGCGCTCGCGCTTGGCGGCGGCTTGTTTGGCAAGATACTCCGTGTCTACAATGCTATCGTCGATCACGGCGCCGAGCGCTTTTGCGCGCTCAATCTCGTCGTAGGCGTCCTCCTGCGGGACGACCTTGATCCATTTTTGCTCTCCGCGCTGGACGCTGTAGCCGTAGGTGATGTAGTCATCCGCAAATGACCAGCGGTACCCTAGCGCCTTAATGTCGTCCTTGCGCGGCATGGTGTCGCCGCCGAAAAACAGGACGACCGGCGTGTTGTCTTTGTACGGATAGCCGGTCATATGCAGCGTCAGGGGCAGCTCAGCCTCCGCTGCGGCGGCAGCCTCGCGCTCGGATGCCTTGCGCGCAGTGTAGCAAGCATCGCACTCATCAAAGTTTGCGGCTGCCCACGCCTCCCAGCCATCCGCCTCGCGGCGATTGCGGCAGATTTTGGTGCGCGTAAACGTTGCGCCGCAGGTGGTGCAGGTGCAGGTTGCGGTTGCTTTTGACATGATGATTTATCTCCTTTCTTGTGCGCGATATTACTCGCCGACCCAGCCCCAGAGGTCAAACCATGTGGTCGGGCAGCTCAGCTTGTACGTGACGCCAGAGCCGGTGGCGTTATATACCTCGTAGTTGGCCTCCATGTAGCACGGCGCGCAGCCGTTGGAGCGGCGAGAGATGTCCGCGAGATCATCGAGCTCCGAGATCGGCTGCGCGGTCTCGAGATACAGTGCGCGCGCCGCGCTTGTGATGGGATCGCGGAGGATCTCCATGTTGTGCTTTGCCTGCAGTGCTTTTGCCTCGTTGCGTGTCATAGTTTTTGTCCTTTCCGGCCTCGCGGCCTGTCGTGTTGTCCTCTTGATTTGATGGTTTAATTATAACGCTCAATGAGCGCAATGTCAAGAGTATTTGCGCTCAATTGGCGCAAAAAGATGCACAAAAATTGGCACTGGAATTGTGCAGGATGCAGAAAACGCCGGGATAGATAAGCGCGGGCGGCCTGGTGTACGATGGACGCGGAGGTGCAGTGATGGTGTACCAGGACTGGGATGCTTTGAAAATGGAATACGTTACCACAAAGACGACCTATGCGAAGTTGGCCGAAAAGTACGGCATCAGCATCAGCCAGATCAAAATCGTGGCTGCACGTGATGGATGGACAAATGAGCGGAAAAAGTTCACAACACGTGTACAACAAAAGGCGTACAAAAAGGCGTGCAACCACGAGGCCGACCGGCTTGCGCGCCTGATCACAGCCACAACGGGCGCGATCGACGTGGCGATGCGCGCGATCGGCGACGACGAGCAGTTTAACCGCTACCTGGTCGAGCGGCGGGAGAAGTATGCCGTGCCGGTGGCGGACGAGGCCGCCGAAGACGGTGAGCTTCCGCCGGACGGGAAGCTGGTGACGGAGCGGCAGTGGACGGAGGAGCGCACGTACCAGAAGGTGGACACGAAGGCGCTGAAGGATCTGACGGGCGTGCTGAAGGATCTGACGGGGCTGGTGCGCGATCTGTACGGCATCCCGACGCAGGCGCAGGCCGAGGCGCAGCGCATCGCGGCCGAACGGCTGGAGCTTGACCGCAAAAAGGCCGAGGACGGAAGCACGGACACGCACGCGGAGCTGGAGATCGTGGGTCTGCCGGAGGAGTACAAGCGATGATACTGATCGATGCAAGCAAGATCAGCGACAAGCAGGACGCCTTCCTGCGCGACGAGCACCGGCACGTGGCCTATGGTGGCGCGCGCGGCGGCGGCAAGAGCTGGGCCGTGCGCACGAAGGCCAAGATCCTGGGCTGCACGTATCCTGGCATCAAGATGCTGATCGTCCGGCGCACGCTCGACGAGCTGCGCAACAACCACGTAAAATTTTTGACGCCGGAGCTCGCGGGCGTGGCGCGGTACAATCAAAGCACGAAGGAGTACAAATTCGCCAACGGCAGCACGCTGACGCTGGGATACTGCGACGCTGAGAAGGATCTGGGCCACTATCAGGGCGCGGAGTACGACGTGGCATTTTTGGACGAAGCCGGGCAGCTGCAGCCGGAGTGGATCCGCGAGATCAATGCCTGCGTGCGTGGCACGAACGGCTACCCCAAGCGGACATACTACACGCTAAACCCCGGCGGACCGGCGCACGGATACTTCAAGCGCCTGTTCGTGGATCGCCGCTTCGAAGATGCCGAGAGGCCGGAGGACTACAGCTTCATCCAGGCGCTGGTGACGGACAACCGCGCGCTGATGGAGGCGCAGCCGGAGTATATCGCCGAGCTGCGCAAGCTGCCGCCGAAGCTGCGCGCGGCGTGGCTGGAAGGGTCATGGGACATCTTCGAGGGGCAGTTTTTTGAGGACTTCCGCACGGAGCCGGATCTGATGGCAGCGCACGAGGCGGGCGTGGACGCGGAGCCGGAGGAGCTGCGGGCGCAGCACAGGTGGTGTCACGTGATCAAGCCCTTCGACCTCGCTGCCGGAGCGTGCCGGGGATGGCACATCCTGCGCAGCTACGACTTCGGGTACGGCAAGCCGTTTTCCTGCGCGTGGTGGGCGATGGACTACGACGGCGTGCTGTACCGCATCATGGAGCTGTACGGCTGCACGGAGACGCCGAACGAAGGCGTGAAGTGGTCGCCGGACGAACAGTTTAAGCGCATCGCCGAGATCGAAGATACGCATCCGTGGCTCAAGGGTCGGAAGATTACGGGCGTGGCGGACCCGGCCATCTGGGATGCATCGCGCGGCGAGAGCATCGCGGACACGGCGGCGCGGTATCGCGTGTACTTCACGCCGGGCGACAACAAGCGCGTGCCGGGATGGATGCAGTGCCATTACCGGCTGCAGTTCGATGCGCAGGGATATGCGCGGATGTACGTCTTCGACACGTGCAAGGCGTTCATCCGCACGGTGCCGCTGATGATGTACAGCCGGACGAACCCGGAGGACCTGGACACGACGCTAGAGGACCACGTCAGCGACGAGTGGCGGTATCTGTGTATGTCGCGGCCGGTGAAGCCGATGCTGGCAGCGGAGGAGGAGCCGATGCTGGCCGATCCGCTGAATCAGATGCAGAAACTGGGGCGCTACGGCGCGATCTGGTGATAAAAACGGGAGGTTATCATGGACGAAATTCGCATTCAGGGAGCGCAACCGGGCACGGAGGCGCAGGCGCTCGGCGGCCAGGTGATGCCGCAGGAGGACGTGATCACGCGCGAGCAGCTGCAGGAGTTTTCCCGCGTGCTGCACGAGTACAAGGTGGGCAAGGCCAGCACCGAGCGGCGCATGATCGCGGCCGAGCAGTGGTGGAAGCTGCACAACCAGCCGGAGGAAGAGAAGGCCGGAAACCAGATGTACAGGGGCTTCCGCAGCCGGAGCTCGTGGCTGCACAACGTGATCGTGAACAAACACGCCGACGCGGTGGAATCGTACCCCGAGCCGAACATCCTGCCGCGCGAGGAAGGCGACAAGCAGGAAGCGAAGATGCTGTCAGCGATCGTGCCGTGCGTGCTGGAGCAGAACGCCTTCGACGCGACGTGGAGCGACGCGATGTGGGCCAAGATGAAGTACGGTACGTGCGTGTACAAGATCACGTGGGACAGCGGCAAGCTCGGCGGCCTCGGCGACATCAGCATCGAGCGCGTGAACGTGCTGAACCTTTTCTGGGAGCCGGGCATCACCGACATCCAGAAGAGCAGGTATGTGTACCACACGGAGCTGATGGACAACGAGGCGCTCGAGGAGCAGTACCCCCAGCTGCGCGGGCAGCTCAAGGGCAACGACTTTTATGCATCCAAGTTCCTGTACGACGACAATGTTCCGACCGACCGGAAGAGCACGGTGATCGACGTGTACTACCATCGCGGCGGCGCGCTGCACTATTGCAAGTACATCGGCGACATCGTGCTGTACGCGACGGAAAACGACCCGGAGTACCGCGAGCGGGGGCTGTACGATCACGGGCTGTACCCGTACGTTTTCGACGCGCTGTTCCCGGTCGAGGGCTCGCCGTGCGGGTACGGTTACGTGGATATCTGCCGCAATCCTCAGACGGCCATCGACAGCCTCGGCACGAGCCTCGTGCGCAACGCTGTGGTTGGTGCGACGCCGCGCTACTTTATGCGCGAGGACGGCAGTGTGAACGAGCAGGAGCTGCTGGACACGGAAAAACCGCTGGTGCACGTGGACGGCAACCTTGGGCAGGACAGCATCCGCCCGATCGACTACAACGCGCTGCCCGGAAACTATATCAACGTCTGGTCGACCATGGTGAACGAGCTGCGCGAGACCAGCGGCAACACCGACACGGCGACCGGCAACGTGACCTCCGGCGTGACGGCGGCGAGCGCCATCGCCGCGCTGCAGGAGGCAAGCGGCAAGGGCAGCCGGGACAGCACGCTGGCAGCATACCGCGCGTACAGCAAGATCGTGAATCTGTGCATCGAGCTGATCCGGCAGTTTTACGATCTGCCGAGATCCTTCCGGATCGTTGGCGAGCTTGGCATGGAGCAGTTCGTATCCTACAGCAACCAGGGGCTGCAGCCGCAGGCGCAGGGCATGGCCTTCGGCGCGGACATGGGGATGCGGCTGCCGGTGTTCGACATCAAGGTCAGCGCGCAGAAGAAGAACGTGTACACCCGCGTGAGCCAGAACGAGCTGGCGCTGCAGTTTTTCCAGATGGGCTTCTTCAATCCGGGCATGACGGACCAGGCGCTGGCGTGCCTGGACATGATGGACTTTGACGGCAAGGACGGCGTGATGCAGAAGATCCAGCTCAACGGCGTGCTGGCGCAGCGGCTGCAGCAGTACCAGCAGCTGGCGCTGTCGCTGGCACAGATCGCGCGGCCGGACATGGTGCAGGGCATCGCGGCGGACATGGGCATCGCCATGCCGGCACAGGCGGGCGCAGGCGCAAGCGCCGCGCCGAAGATGCAGGAAAGCGATGAGATCTCCGGCATCAAGGCCGACGAGCACCCGATCGCCGCGAAGGCGCGGGAGGCGAGCGCGAACGCTGCCCAGCCGGGCGGCGGAGCCGTGATCAAGGGGGGCAGCAAGGCATGATCGAGATCGTGTACGACCGGATGCGGCTGCGGCTGACGGCTGACGGGCACGCGGGATTCGCCGAGGCGGGGCAGGACATCGTATGCGCGGCGGTGACGATCCTTGTGTACACGCTGGCGGCCGCCGTGGGCAACATGGACGCCGCCGGGCAGGCCCGCGGCTCGAGCGTGGAGCTGGGCAGCGGGCACGCAGAGATTGTGTGCGCTGCATCGCCGCGATGGCGCGCGTGCGCGAAAATGATCTGCGACCAGATCTGCGCGGGATTCGATATCCTGCGGCAGATGTACCCGGAGCGCGTGCGCTACGAGGTGCGCGGATAAAAAATTTTCAGAGATCCGAGGCCGAGGGATAGAGAAAGCCCTCGGCCTTTTTGTATGCTGGAGGTGCGAGGGTGCAGGGGCTTTCGCGTGTGTACCTCCTTTCTTTTCCCATTTTCCCATCTCCTTTTCTCTTGGCACCCACGCAGCGGGAGACTGCTGCGTGGGTATCTATGCCGCCGCGAGGCGCGCTGCAGCGATGGACTGCAAGTGCCGGTGCAACTCCGGCCGGCGGCTGACAGGGTCGTGGCCTACCACAGATTTTTGACGGAGGCATCCTTATGCGATTTGACATCAAGGCACTGGCTATGCTGCATGGCCTGCAGGTGTTCGGCGGCGAAGGCGGCGCGGGTGGCGCGGCCGGAGGCTCTGCCGGAGCGGGCGCGGGCGCAGATGGTGCAGGTGCTGCGGGCGTAACGGCCCCCGACGCCGGGGAGCGCATCCTGACCGGGCTTGGTGTCCCGGCGGACAAGATCAGCAAGCGGTCGAAGGCGCGCGTATCGGCCATGCACCGTGACGACGGGGCAGCGGCAGAGGCGGCGCAGACGCAGGACGACGCTGCAAATGGCACCGATGATGGGCAGGAAATGCCGAAGCGCCTGACGTGGGACGAGATCATGGCGGATCCCGAGTACAACGAGCAGGCGCAGAAGATGATGCAGAAGCGGCTGGCAAAGTCGAAGAAGTCCGAGCAGGCGCTCAAGGACCTGACGCCGGCATTGGAGCTGATGGCGCGCAAGTACGGCATCGACGCAGAGGATATCTCCAAGCTGGACGTGCAGGCACTGAACAAGGCTGTGACCGAGGACAAGGCGTACTACGAGGAGCGGGCGGACGAGCTCGGCATCCCCGTCGAGGAGGCCATGCGTATCGACCAGCTGGAGCGGCGCAACAAACTGCTGGAGCGCCAGAACAAGCAGAGCCTTGAGCAGCGCAGACTGCAGGAGCATTTCGACGGGCTGGTGCAGCAGGCGGCAAAGCTGCAGGAGACGTATCCGGGCTTTGACCTGCAGACGGAGCTGGAAAACCCGGTCTTCGCGCGGCTGACCGCGCCGGGCAGCCTGGTCAGCGTGGAGGACGCCTACTTTGCCGTGCACCGCAAGGAGATCCAGATGGCGGCGATGCAGGTGGCAGCGCAGAAGACCGCGCAGCAGATCAGCAACAGCATCCAGGCCGGGCAGCGCAGACCGGCAGAGAACGGCAGCGCATCCCAGGCAGCATCCATTTCTGCCCCGACGACGATGTCGCGCGCGAGACGCGACGAGATCAAGCGCCGTATGCGCAGCGCAGCGGCGAACGGGGAGAAGCTCTATCCCGGCACGTTCTGACGACGTGCGGCGGCTCCTCCCGGACGAACGACATTTTCTGAATCTGAAAGGGGAAGCTATTTTATGAAGACCATTCTTTATTCCATGCTCGGTCTGCAGCTTTTCGCGGACGCGGGTACGATGGTCAACGCGACCGGCAACTACGTCAACGCCTCGACCGGCACGACGACTGCGTTCGACGCAACGCACACGCTCGCGCCGGAGCTCAAGACCTTTTATGACACCGAGCTGCTCGAAAACGCGCGTGCCGAGATGTTCTACGCGCAGTTTGGCAAGAAGCAGGCGCTGCCGAAGAACCACGGCGGCACGGTCGAGTGGCGCAAGTGGAACACCTTTGAAAAGGCCGGCAAGCTGACCGAAGGCGTGATCCCGACCGGCCAGAAGTTCGGCGTGACCAAGCTCGAGGGCAGCATCAACCAGTACGGCACGTACACCAGCATCACCGACCGTCTGGAGCTGCGCGCTTACGACGACGTGATCCTCGGCGCGACCGAGGAGATGGGCGCGAGTGCCGCAGAGACGCAGGAAAAGCTCATCCGCGACGCGCTGCTGACCAACACCAACGTGCTCTACTGCGACAACATCAGCGCGGCCGGCGCGTATATCTCCACGCCGACCTCCTGCGCCGAGATGGGCGCCGGCGGCGGCACGAGCGCTGCTGACGGCTACGCCTACCTGACGCCGGACATGATCGCCAAGGCGGTCACGAAGATGAAGAAGGACCGCGTACCGACCATCAACGGCAAGTATTACGCCGTGATCCATCCGTCCGTCGCCTACGACCTGCGCAAGTCCAACGAGTGGATCGAGGCGCACAAGTACGCCCAGCCGGACGAGATCTACAACGGCGAGATCGGCGAGCTGCACGGCGTACGCTTCATCGAGAACACCTTCGCGCCTGTCCTGACCGGCACGGGCTACAAGAACAAGAGCGAAGGCGCGACCTACGCGACCTACTTCTTCGGCAAAGACGCCTTCGGCATCATCGATCCGGAGGGCGGCGCGCTGGAGATGATCGTGCACGACAAGTCCGAGATCGGCGGTCCGCTGAACCAGTTCAGCACCATCGGCTATAAGTTCGAGACCAACGGCGCGACCGTGCTGTACACCGAGCGCCTGCTGCGCGTGATGAGCACGTCTGCTTACAGCGCGACGGACGCCGCCAACTGAGGCGAAACCAATACGGCCGGAGGCGCTGCGGCGTCTCCGGCTGATGTGAGAAAGGAGAATACCCATGGCAACTGAAAAAAAGAAGACTGAGGCTGCGGCTGAGAAGACTGAGGCTGCGGCTGAAAAGCTGCCGGATCCGTATGAGCTGGAGGAGATCTTCATCCCGCGCGCCGGCGCGAAGGAAGACCCGAACCTGTTCGTGAGCGTCAACGGCAAGAATTTTCTGATCCCGAAGGGCAAGAAGTCCAAGGTGCCGCGCTACATCGCCGATGAGATCCGCCGGTCTGAGCGCGCGCGGGACGCCTTCGAGGCGTTCGTGGACGAAGCGACGGCGGCCGCACAGCAGGCAGAGTAAACCAAAGGGAGGCGGCAGTCACGCCTCCCTTTTTCAGTATAAGGAGCAGAGACTATGACGATTTCGGACGCGATCACGATGGTGGACGCCCTGCGGCCGAACCAGTATTCGCAGGACATAAAGATCCGGTGGCTGTCGCGCCTTGACGGGATGATCTGGCAGGAAGTGATCCGCACGCACGAGGGCGGCACGGAGACGTTCGACGGCTACGACAGTTCGTCGATGGGCGACACGGAGCTGCTCGTCGGAAGCCCGTATGACGAGGACGTGTACAACGACTACCTGCAGGCCATGATCGACCGCGAAAACGGCGAGGCGGGCAAATACAGCCAGAGCATCACGCTGTTCAACGCGGCGTTCGCGCGCTGGCGCAACTGGTATAACCGCGCGCACATGGCGGAGGACCCCGGAGCATTCCGGTTTTGATGGAGGGATGACAGATGCCGACATATCCGACGATTCAGGAAACGGCACGCTCGCAGCAGGTGACGGATACCTTCGGCGGCTACAACCACAACCTCAAGATCCCCGAGGGGGAATTCTACGAGATGGAGAATCTGTGCGGTGACGATTACCCGCTGCTGGCGACAAGAAAGCAGCGAAATACGCTGCAGGTTTCGGCCGAAAACCTGCAGGCGATGGTATCAAAAGGGGATGAGCTCTACTACATCGCGGGATATGACAGCACGACAAAGACCTGCGGCTTCTATGCCGGCGACGAGAAAGTCATGGATCTGGCGTACGCCGGCGGCTTGAAGCGGTTCGTGAGTATGGGCGCATACCTGCTCATCTGGCCGGACAAGGTGTGGTACAACACGTCCGACGGCACACACGGGAATATGGAAAAAATGTTTTCCGCTGCGGCTGGGACGTATCTTGACCACAACCTGACATCCAGCTCAGGGCCGGATGGGCAGGAGGTCTACGACATCTATGTATTGTGGTATATTCGCCCGTGCAGCCGGGACGGGAAAATCGTATACACGACAGGCGCGAACTATGGCGAGAAACGCGTCGTGGTTGTCGACGGAATCGAATACCACTATTTGAACTTCGTGAAGCCGAAAGAGCCCAAAAATGGCGATGCATACATCGACCGCGAGACGAGGACGCCCTACATATATAACGACATTTCGAAAGACTGGAGCGCGCAGGATGTGCCGGTGATGTGGCTGGAATGCAAAGGCATCGGAAGCGCTTTTGCTCCCGGAGACTGTATCAGGGTATCCGGCATTGACCCCGGCACGTACTCCGGCCTGAATGTCGGAGACAACCCGTCTGACGGCGTATACCGCGAGGTGCTCGTCACCGGAGAAAACTACATCGTTTTGGACGCTTACGCGCCCGCGGAAGCGCATGGAATTATGAACGACACGCCGCCTGCAGAAGGGTATGTCAAGGCGGCGATGGACATCCCGGATATGGACTACGTCATCGAGGCGCAGAACCGCCTCTGGGGCTGCAAGTACGGCACGGTGAACGGGAAGCTCGTCAACGAGATCTACGCGAGCGCGCTTGGGCGCTTCGACGTGTGGCGCAAATATGCAGGCGTGAGCACGGACAGCTACGCTGCGTCGATCGGGTCTGACGGCCGCTGGACGGGCGCTGTGAATTATCAGGGCTACCCGCTGTTTTTCAAGGAAGACCGGATGCACAAGGTGTATGTTTCCGCGAGCGGCGCACACAGGATTCAGGAGTACACGATGCGCGGCGTGCAGCCGGGGGGCGCAAAGAGCCTCGCGGTGGTCAACGGTGTGCTGTTTTACAAGGCGCGCGACTGCGTGTGCGCTTACGACGGAAGCGGCGCGCCGACGGACGTGAGCGAGAAACTGAATCTGAATTCGCTTTCGCGGCCGGGCAGCACGACAAGCATCGCGGCGGCGTACCGCGACAAGTATTATCTCTACCTGCAGATGAATACGCCTCCGGGAAGCCGACTGCTCGTTCTGGACACACGGCGCGGGGCGTGGTACCGCGAGAACCTGCCGATCGGCAGCATTATCGACTTCACGGAATTTATGGGCTCGCTGCTGTGCGCGGCCGGCGGCATCGAGGAGATCGCGCACGACAACCAGGTATCCGAACTGATCGGCACGGAAGAAGGCAATGTGGCATGGAGCTGTGAGACGGGGCTGATCGGTTACAGCACGGTGGAGCAGAAATACGTCAGCCGGTTCAATATCCGCATGAGCCTCGCGCGGGATGCGTACATGGACGTGCTCGTGCAGTATGACTCCGACGGTGTGTGGCACAACCAGGGCCGCATCCAGGGCGTGGGAACGCGCACGTTCATGCTGCCAGTGCGGCCGAGACGCTGCGACCACTTCCGCATCCGGCTCGAGGGCAGCGGGAACGTGAGGATCTACAGCTTTGCAAAGATATTCGAGGCGGGGAGCGATGTGTATGCTGACATTTGATTACCCGCAGACGTATGCAGTGACCGGCAGCGCAGAGGAGCAGCTTGCCCAGCTGCGCTCGTACATCTGGCAGCTCGTGGACGTGCTCAATCAGGCAGACGACGGGAACGAGGCCGGAATCGGCGCTGCAGATACTGCCGCGCTCCGTACAGAGCTGGAAAAGCTGCAAAAGGCGCTGCGGGATCTGGAAGCAAAGAGCGGGCACGGCCTCCCGAGCGGAGGAACGGCCGGGCAGACGCTGACGAAGCTATCCGACAGCGACTATGACACGGGCTGGCGCACACCGGCAGGCGGAGGCGTAGACTACGTAACCGAGCAGGGCACGGCCGGGAAGTGGATGTGGCGCAAATGGGCATCCGGTATCGCCGAGATGTGGGCGACGTTCGACGCACCTTCGCTGACAATGACATCGCAGACATGGGGTCCACTGTATACCGCATCGTGGATGGGCCTCGAGATAAATAAGGCAGCACGCCAATACCCGTTTGCTTTTGTCGCAAACCCGGTCGTGTCGGCGACGCCAACGGTTGGTAGTGGCAACATTTGGCTCGCCACAAACACGGAAAACGATACAGGTACGCGGCTTACGCATGCCCCGGCGTATCAGTGCGTGAGAGCATCTGACGCGACGGTTAATAGCCCGCAGATCAGCTACTACGTTGTGGGCAAGTACAAGTAAAGGAGGCCACGCATGGCAAAGAAAAACTACAATGGTGTCGAGTTTGACGACAGCGTGGATTATGCTGCGCTGATGGGGAAGGCTGCTGCTGCCGGGAACAACGAGAAGGCAGCCGTCCTGGAACGAAAGCGCAACGCGAAGATTCAGTCCGGCGGCATGGACTACGAGACGACAAACCAGTACGCGCAGTACCTGCCGAAGGTGGACACGCCGTATGACACACAGACGGACTACGCCGCCCTGATGGGGAAGGCTGCGGCCTCCGGAGACTACACGAGCGCGGCCAGGTACGAAAAGCAGCGCAACGCGAAAATCAAGGGCGAGGGTCTGGACTATGAGACGAGCGATTACTACTCGAAGTACCTGCCCGAGAACCGGTATACCTACGACCCGAGCAAGAACGACGCATACCAGCGCGCGAACGATCAGGCGACTGAGATCTACGACAAGATCATGAACCGCGGCGAGTTCTCATATGACGTGAACAAGGACAAGCTCTACCAGCAGTACCGCGATCTGTACGCGCAGATGGGGCGCGGCGCGATGGAGGACACCATGGGGCAGGCGGCGGCGCTGACCGGAGGCTACGGAAGCACATACAGCCAGAACGCCGGGCAGCAGGCGTACAATGCCTACCTGCAGAAGCTCAACGAGGTCGTGCCTGAGCTGTATGATGCAGCCTACAACCGCTACAACCAGGAAGGCCAGAACCTGATGAACCTCTACACCATGGCGCGCAGTAACGCCGACAACGCTTACGAGCGAGACTACAACCAGTGGTACAACCGGCTGCAGCTCGAGCGCAGCGACGAGGACACGACCTACAACCGCCAGCAAACCGAGGAGCAGAAGAAGCTCGTGCAGGATGAGACGGACTATGAGCGCAAGCAGAACGCATGGAGCCGTCTGTCGTCGCTCATCACAACGACCGGGTACCAGCCGTCGAACGATGAGCTGGCGGCGGCAGGTATGTCTGCCAACGAGGCGGCGTATCTTCGGCAGTATTACCAGCAGCAGAAGGCAGCAGCGTCAAATAAGAGTGGGGGGTCGGGCGGCGGAAGCAGAAGAAGCAGGAGCAGAAGCGGGAGCGGATACGGAGGCGGCGGAACGCAGCCGGGGAAGACGGATTCACCGTCTCCGTATGCACACAAGCCCGGCAGCGGGATTACGCACAACGACATCGACATCACGGACGCGAGCGCAGTAGAATCCGCTGCGGCCGTGGCGGGCAGAGTGAAAGAGATGATCAAGGAAGGCGTACCGATCGCGGACGTGAATGCATTCATCCGAAGCGCGTCGGAAAACGGCCTAATCTCGGACGACAGCGCCATCAGGCTGAGATACATGAATAACTCCAGGAAGTGAGGGGCACATAGATGACAGTCAAGAAAGCAGCAATCTCCATTGGCGATTGGCTCAAGAGCACGGGATTCTCCGCCGAGAAAACGCTTGCTTCGGCGCAGGAGCAGCGGAAAAACCTGCTGCAGCAGATGGACAACGCGAATGCATCGTATCTAACCGGCGAGAATCGCGGCGCGCTGCAGAACGCATTCAGCAACTATCAGGCGACCATGAATGTGCTTCGCGGCGCCGGCTATGACACCGGAAATGACGTCGACGTTCTGCGCAGAGCCGTGCACTCGTCCTTCGACTTCCAGAACCAGTTCAAGGATGAAAACGACTTCAACGTGTCGTATGCCTACCCGAAGAAATACAAGGGCAAGACCCGCACGGACGTCGATGCGGCGCTCGCGCAGCTCAAGAACACGCCGGGAGCCGAGGCGGAATATGACTGGCTGAACAAGAACCAGATGAATTACTGGTCTGCGGACGAGCTGAAGGCGCAGATCGGCGCGTGGAAGAACGAGATTTCCGGCATTGAACGGCAGCGCCGGAATATGCCGCGCATGGCAGCCGGGAGCACGGACGCAGACTATGCCAAGCGCCAGCAGGAGGCGCTCGCGCTCTCGGGGCAGATCGATGAGCGTAAAGCGAAGATCGGGAAAGCGCAGAGCCTGCTCACGCGGAAGACCTACGATGACGAGATCAGCAAGTGGGACACGCAGATGCAGAGGGCGCTCTCTGACTACAGCAAGGCGCTGAGCGTGAGCGAGAGCGCGAACACGGAGACGGCGATGGCCGGAAACTCCGCATTTGTCGTGCAAAACAGCGACTACGCCAAAAACGCGCGCAACACGGTGCGCAGCTTCGAGCAGCAGCTGCGTGATTACGGCTACAGTGACCAGCAGATCAACGGCATCCGTAACTACGCGCTCACGCAGCAGCACGCAAACGAGGCTGCGGAAATGGCACAGCAGGTCGCACAGGAGGCCAAGGAGCATCCGTGGCTTTCTTCAGCTATGTCTGTTGGCACGAATATGATGGCCGGAGCGGGTGCGCTCGACATCGCGGCGCAGAATGCGCTGAACGGGACAGACCCGTTCACGGGCGAAAAAATGGCCGTCGACCGCTATACAAAATCCATGGTGCCGAGCACGGTGACGAACACCATCCGCGGGAGCGTTTCCGAGGATATGAGCGGCATCGGGTCGTTTTTGTACAACACCGGTATGAGCATGGCCGACAGCCTGGCGACGCTGGCCGTCGGCGGCGCGACCGGCCTGCACGGCGCGGCGGATGTGATCCTCGGCGGCGCGGCGGCATCTCAGGCAATCACGGATGCGTATGACCGCGGTGCTTCTGACTCGCAGGCCATGTCGGTCGGCCTGCTCTACGGAACGGCCGAGGCGCTGTTTGAGCACATCAGCCTGGGTAAGCTGCGCACGTTCCATACGTCGGCGGCCGCCGGGAAGAAGACCGCGAAGACGCTGGTTAAGGATATGCTCAAGCAGAGCTTTGTGGAAGGCAGCGAGGAAGTTTGCACGGACATCGCAAACGTCATCTCCGACGCGATCGTGATGGCCGACAAGAGCGAGATCAACCAGACGATTGCCGCCTATCAGGCAGACGGCATGAGCGAGGACGAGGCGACGCGCAGGGCGTGGCTTGACTGGCTCGGCCAGACGGCGCAGGACTTTGCCGGAGGCATGATCTCCGGCGGCGTAATGACCGGCGGTGACATGGCGCTCAACGCCGGGATGCGAAGCGCGAATTACCGCGAGGCCGGCCGGCAGATCACGGCCAACGAATATGCGGACATCCTCCGCCACGCTGCAGAGGAAAGCGGCGACGAAAACCTCCGGAAGCTGGCCGGGAAGAAGCAGACAAACCGCAGCACCGGCAAGCTCTACGAGGCGACACAGGAAGCAAATCTCACGCAGGCGGTCTCTGACCGCCTGGGTGCGCTCGGCACGCCAGAAAACGACGTGCAGGAGCTGACCGGCCTCGTGGTAAAGCAGATCAAGGGGCAGGAGCTGACGGGCAAGGAACAGCGGAAATTTGACGCCAGCAAGCAGGCGCAGCGCGCGGCAAACGAGTATGCGTCCCTGTTCACGCGGGATGCAGACCGGACAACGAACGCATGGGCGCGCAGCCATATGCGTGACGCAGCCGAGCTGGAGCGCAACGCGATCTATGGCGGGGCTCGCAAGACTGACGCAGGGCAGACGAAGGCGCATCAGGCGGAGAAAAACGCCGAGGTGCAGGTAAACGGTGAGACAGCGCAGGTGCAGGCGCTCCGATATGACCAGGAGAGCGGCAGCGTGGAGCTGTCCGTGAAGGCCAAAAACGGCGATGTGCAGCGTGTTTCCGTGAAGGACGCCAAGCTGCCGGAGGGGATGCGCCTGCTCGCCGAGAGCGCGGAAAAATACGGCGAGACCGCGCCGCAGATGTACGCCAACTACCAGAACGGGCAGGACGTGGAGCGCTACGCCAGCGCCTACGAGGTGGCATACTCTTACGGCCGTGCGGGCGTGAAAAACTACGCTGTGCTCGAGAACAGCGGCGCAGCATCGTATCTGACACCGGAGCAGCGGAAATTTGCCTACGAGACCGGACTCGCCGCGGCGCGCAGGGAATCTGACGCAAAGAGCGCGGCGGCCAAGAGCAGCGAAATTCAGGCCGGCAGCGTGACGCTGGAAGGCGGAAAGCTCGGAAACGTGACGCTCGCCGCTGTGAACACGGCCGGCCTGACGCGCAAGCAGACGGCGTCGATCGACGTGGCACGCAAGGTGGCCGAGGCGACCGGCGTGAACGTCGTGTTCTTTGAATCTCGTTCGGATGAGAGCGGGCGCTATATCGGCATGAACGGCGCATACCGCGATGGCACGATCTATCTGGACGTCAACGCAGGGAAAAACAACGTGGGCACCGGCGAGACGGCCGTCCTGAAGACGATGTCGCACGAGCTGACGCACTTCATCCAGCAAAACAGCGGCCAGTATGAGGCGCTGAAGGAATTCGTGGCGAACCATGTGCTTGAGAGCGGCGACAGCATCGAGCGCCTCGCTCAGCAGAAGCTCGACAACGACTCGACCGGCGAGCTGACGATGGACGGCGCGATGGACGAGGTCGTGGCCGATGCGTGCGAGATGATGCTGCGCAACACCGAGGCCGTGCAGCGGCTGGCGAATGAGAACCGCAGCCTTGCCGAGAAGATCCGCGACTGGATCGGCGACTTCGTGAAGAAACTGCGTGATGCGTTCAAGGGAGACCGCGCGACGCACGACGAGGCCAGAGCCATGCTCGACCGCATGGTGGAGCTGCAGAAGCTCTGGGACGATGCGCTGGTGGACGCGGCGAAGACGAGGGCTGCAAAAGAAAACGCCGCTGATCATGGCGACGTGCAGCATTCCATCCGCGAGGAATTCTCTGACGAGATTGATGAGTGGGCGCGGAGCGGTATGCGCGAGAATGAACAGTTTGTTCTCGGAAGCACCGGCCCCGTACTGCAGGGCCTCGGCGCAATCGAGAGCGACATCTTCATGAACGGTGACAAGATTAAAAAGATCTTGACAGACCACCCGGAGATGACGCTTGCGGAAATCAAGAAGATCCCTAAAATTCTGGAGGATCCTGCGATTGTCCTAAAAAGCAAGACAAGGAAAAATAGCATTGTAGTATTTGGAACATACAAGGCGGTAAACCAAAAGCCTTTCCTTGCTTCTATGGACCTCAGGCCAATGGAGCGTGGCTTTGCCATTGACGATATGCAGAAGGTCACCAGCGCCTATACGAAAACAGAGACGTTGAGGAAAACAGCAGAAGAAAACGGGCGGGATTTTCTCCTCAGCAGCGAGGTGCTATTTGCGGATAAAAAAAGAACCGCTTCGGTTCTTCGACCCATGGGCATCTACGCGCCCATGGAACTTCTCCGCAGCGGTTATGTAGGTAGTATAACCTACCGAGGAGGAAAAGTCAACATCGAAGGGGTGCCGTTTTCTTCCGTTTTCCGCGAAAATGGGGCTGATGGTGCGCAGTTCTCCCTCCGCGAACCGGTGGAGCAGGTGCGCGATCTTGTCGCCGTGCATGGCCTGACAGAGCAGAACCTGCGGGGCGCGCTTGCGCTCGGCGGATTGCCGATGCCGAGTATCGCGGTCGTAAAAGCTGCGCAAGGGCACAGCAAGTACGGCCCAATTTCCATGGTGTTCGGCAGGGAGAGCATTGACCCGCAGGTTGACCCCAGGAACAAAATCTACGGCGGGGATGCCTACACGCCGACGGCGCCGGCGGTGGAATATCCGGTGAACTACGACCGGATGCGGACCGTCGAAAAACGGCTCGCCAGACTGAGCGGGAAGATCGTGGGCGGCGTATTCCGAAACGACAGCGCCCTGCAGCGTGCAGGCGTCGGTGAAGAGAGCGGTATGAGCGCGTCGGAGCTGGCGGACAAGCTCTCGCGGGACGACAGCGTGCGCGCGGCCTATCTGGCCGATCGTGGGGAAACGCTCGAGCCGGTCATGCAGGCAAAGGAATTCAACCGATACGGCAATGACGCGCTGGCGAAACTGGTGCAGAAAATCGGCGTGCAGGAGCTCGCCCACGTTGAAGCGGACATGGAAACCGGGGACTATCAGTCTGCGCGAGAGATCGAAGACACGGTGCGCCAGATTATCCGCGACAGCTACGAGGAACAGCATCGCAGATTTCTGGACCGAAAGCCGGAACTGAAGGAAAAGCGGCTTGACCACTTCATGGATAACAATGTCCATACTTCCACGGTTGAGAATTTCATCCGAGATGCGTGGGCGTTTTACGAAGATCAGGGCGCTACAGCGGACGAAGTAGACCGATTGGCTACCAGCGACAAATTGCACGAGGCGACGGATACTGAGGACGTGAAGGCATGGCTGCTGCCACAGCTGAAATCTGTTTTTGGCGAGCCCGGCATTTACAACGGGAAGGAGCGCTATACCGCCTCTGGAGACAGACGCAGCTTTTCGCAGCTGCATTGGGAATACACGCTTGAGAACATTGTGAGTGCGATGGCGGAAACCCAGAAGGAGCGCGGCGGCCAGACGTGGGGGACGTCGGCAGGAGCTATGCAGGCTGTCAGTGCCGAGGACTTTTCCAGCATTGATGAAGTGAAGGCCGCGAGCGGCAGGCTCGGCAAAGCGGAAGGCGAGCAGTATGAAGCGGCGAAGAATGCTGTTGAAAACCTGATCGATCAAGCGACACGCACCGTTATGCGAGAGACGCGGCCGCACGCCGACAATTCGTTCGATGAAAGAGAAATTATCGGCGATGTTATGATGGAAGCGGCGAAGGGCAAGCGGACGGCGCGAGCCATTCAGCAGGCTTTTGCGAAAGAGGGATATTCGGTCAGTGAAGAAACTGCTCGCCGGATTCAAGAAGTGTATAAGGCGGCGGCTGCACTTCCGACGGAATATTTTGAGGCGAAGCCGCAGAGAGCGGTCGGCTTTGACGAGGTGCAAGTGGCCATTGTGCCGGACAACATCAACTCCGAGCTGAAAGAGCAGCTTGAAAATATGGGAGTGCCGGTGCAAGTGTACCGCGCTGGTGACGAGGAGCAGCGTCTGCAGATACTGAACTCGGATAAATCGTGGCAGTTTTCCGAGCGCGACGACACGCGAACAGACCGCGACGTGCTCTCCGATGCTGCGGACGGCGACGCGGCAAACGTGCGCGAGTTGGAGATGCTGCGCGAGTACCGGGAGAAACTGCAGAAATACAGCTCGCTCACACGGAGGCTGGAGCAGCAGCGCGATCTTGCACAGAACGCGGAAAGCAAGGAGGAGCGCCTGAAGGCGAGAAACCGCGCGGACAACCTGGCTGCGCAGGTGAGCCGAGCGGACGCGCAGCTCACGCGGATGCAGAACGCGAAACCGCTGCGCGAGCTGGTGGCGCGCGAGCTGAAGACGCGCGACAGCCTGGCCAAGGAAAACGCCATGCTGCGCGACCGCGTGGAGTATTGGCGTGGGCAGACGCGTCGCACGGCAGAGGCAACCACAGACCCGAAAGCCGTGCGGGAAGCCGCGAAGGATATCATCAAGCAAACAGGCAGCAGCATCGACGCGGACGAGGTCACAGGAAGACTGCAGGAGCTGTACGACGGCATTGCCCGCGCGACGAGCGAGAACGGTTTGAGCCAGGAGGATATCTGGAAGCACGCGTATGATCTTGCACACGACATTTTGAACGACGTGACTGCCGTTGACGACACGATGTACCGCGAGTATGAAGACCTGCGGAAGTATTTCAAGGGTCAGCAGCTCGTCGTGTCCGCGGCTGACCGCGGGGAAATTCCGGACTTCGGAGATTTCCGGCGGAGGAACATGGGCCGAATGCGGCTGAAAAACGGCGAGCGGACGAACGTTGACCAGGTTTACGCAGAGCTGAGTGAGCTGTACCCTGAATTTTTTGACCAGAACCGCGAGAGCCAGCCGAGCGACCAGCTCTACCGCATTGCCGATGTGCTGGACGCGGTGTACTCCGTGAACGAGTACAACCCGAACGCGCAGTATATGCGCGAAGCGACGCAGAGTGTGAGCAACGAGATCCTTGAGCAGTTTTTCGACCTGCCGCAGCAGAGAACGTTTGCCGACCGGCAGGCCAAGAAGGACGAACAGCAGAAGACGCACTACCTCAACCAGATCAACGAGCTGCGCAAGGCCAATGACACACGCATCGCGGAGTTGCGGGCGCAGAACCGCAAACGGCTGCAGGAAGCCGTGGCAAGAGAGCGCGAGAAACGCGACGAGCAGATCGCGCGGCTAAAAGACAGGAACGCGGAAGATAAGGCGCGCCGCGAGGAAAGCGCGGCTGTGGCGAAATACCGCCCGCGCATCGAGCAGAAGGCGAAGCGCCTGAGCGATTGGCTGCTGAAAAACAGCGACAAGGAACACATCCCGGAGCCGTTGAAGCTGGCGGTAGGCGAGTTCCTGGAATCCATCGACTTTACGAGTAAGAGGGCGCTGGACGGCGGCGCGCTGACGAAAAAGGACATTCGGCGTTCGCTCCGGTATACTGACCGGATGCAGAAGCTGCTGGACAGCCTGCGCGGGCAGAACGATGACGGGACGAACGACCTCGGACTGTATCTGGACATCCCGGATGGATTCCTCGAGGAGATGCAGAAGCACATCAACACTGCGTCCGACATCGTCAGCCAGAACCCAGGCGAGAACGTTGTAAACCGGATGAGCGGAGAGCAACTGCAGCAGCTCGACCAGATGCTCACGATCCTGACGCGCAGCATCCAAAACGCGAACAAGCTCAAGTCCAACGCGCACTTTGAGACCGCGCGGCAGGCGGCGCAGGCGACGGTGCTGGAGCTCGACCGGCTGGGGCAGGCCAAAGGAAGAACGAAGGCCGGAGAAAAGGCGGCCGGTTTCTTCAACTGGGAGAACACGACGCCGTACTATGCTTTCCAGCGCTTCGGCGAGGGCGGCAAGGCGATATTCGAGGCGCTTTCCGACGGCTGGGACAAGATGGCCTTCAACACGAAGGCGGTCATGGACTTCACGGAGCAGACCTACACGCCGAAGGAAGTGAAGGCGTGGGCAAAGGAAACGCACACGTTTAAGCTCGAGAGCGGCGAGAGCGTGAGGATGACGACCGCACAGATGATGGCGTTCTACTGCCTGTCGAAGCGCGAGCAGGCCGCCGGCCATCTGCTCGGCGGCGGTATGCGCGTGGAGGACATCCAGAACAGCGGGCGCAAGGAAAACGTCAAGCAGCCGGATCCGTTCCTGCTGACGCAGGAGGACATCGCCGCGATCAATGGCGCGCTTACCAAGCGCCAGCGCGAGGTGGCGGACAAACTGCAGAAGTACATGAACGATCAGGGCGGCGCGTGGGGCAACCGTGTGTCGATGGAGCGCTTCGGATACCGCGCGTTCACGGAGGAGAACTACTTCCCCATCGAGACGATGGACTCCAACCGCGACGCGAAAGACCCTGGCGCGAAAGAGAATGACATGTTCCGCCTGCTGAATATGTCCGCGACGAAGAGCCTCGTCTACAAGGCAAACAACGCGCTCGTTGTACGCGACATCTTCGACGTGTTCAGCAACCACATGGCGGACATGGCAAAGTATGACGCGCTGGCGCTGCCGATCCTCGACGCGATGAAGTGGTACAACTACCGCGAGAAGCAGAAGCTCGAGAACGGCCACGTGCTCACGACGACGGTACAGCGGTCGATTGAAAAGGCATACGGCATGGATGCCAACAAGTATTTCACGACGTTCATCAAAGACCTGAACGGCGTGAACGAAGGCGGCCGCGGGGAGGGCTTCGCAAAGAAGATGCTCTCCAACTACAAGGTGGCGGCCGTGGCTGCGAACCTGCGCGTGGCGCTGCTGCAGCCGACGGCGTATGTGCGTGCGGTCGGTGTGATGAGCCCGAAGTATCTCGCAAAGGCGTTTACGGAGGGAAAGAGCGCCTACAAAGAAGCGGAGGCGAACAGCGGCATCGCGCTGTGGAAGCACATGGGCTTCTACGACACGAACATCGGCATGAACATCCGCGACCAGATCAAGAACGCCGGAACATGGAAGGACTCGACGGTCGAATTCCTCATGAAGGGCGCGGAATGGGGCGACCGGCTGACGTGGGGCCGTTTGTGGAACGCCTGCAAGGCGGAGGTAAGGGACAAGCAGAAGCTGACCGGCGACGCGCTGCTGAAGGCGACGGCCGAACGCTTCCGCGAGGTCGTCTACTCGACGCAGGTGGTGGACAGCACGATGACGCGCAGCCAGGCGATGCGCGGGAAGAGCGTGTACGGCTCCATCTCGACGGCCTTCATGTCAGAGCCGACGCTGTCGTACAACCTCGTGCTCAAGGCGTACACGGACTACACGACGGAGCTGCGCACGACCGGAGACAAGAAAAAGGCGTGGAACAACGCCAAGGGCAAGGTCGCGTGGGCGCTGGCAACCTACCTTGTGTCTGCGGCCGCCTCCGGCCTTGTAGAATCTGCTGTGGACGCTTGCCGCGACGACGATGAGTACGCCACGTGGCTGGAGAAGTACCTGAACGCGCTGATTGGCGCAAACTATGAAGAGGGCAAGTTTTCCGGCGTCCGCCCGTTTGACAACAACCTGTTCAGCGACGTGGACATTCTCTCGAAGCTGCCGATCCTCAAGGATTTCATGTCCATGATCTCCGGGTACGGGAACGACCGGATGGACACGGAATGGATCAGCAACCTGATCGACGCATATCGGATCTGGGACGAGACAATCAAGCTGGCGACCGGGAAACTGGATAAGCCGACGGACGTGACGTACAACGGCAACATGACGCTGTACGGAAAGATCTACAAGACACTCAAGGCCGTTTCGCAGGCGACCGGCCTGCCGATCAGCGCGGCGAGCCGCGAGGTTGTAACGCTCTGGAACACCATCGCCGGAGCTGTCGGCAAGGGTGACGAGTGGACGATCCATACCTATGACTCCGGGCCGGAGAGCCAGATCAAGTACGGCCTGATGGACGGTTACCTCACGCGCGAAGAGGCGCAGCAGCTGCTGGTCGAAAAAGGGCTCGCGGACAACGAGGATGATGCGTACTGGAAGGTTGACAAGTGGGAGACCGGCGAAGGAAAGTACGACGAGGCGCTCGCTGCGGTGCTCAGCGGCGACAAGGCCGCCTTCGATGCGCAGGCCAAGGAGCTGAAAGAGCACGGCATCGGCGAGAAACAGCTGCAGTCTGCGGTACGATCGCAGGCGAAGGAGTGGTACGTCGGCGACGACAACGGAAAGCGCTCGATCACGAAGGAGCAGGCGCTGAAGATCCTGCAGCAGTACGGAGGGAAAGACGCCGACGAGGCGCAGAAGCTGGTGCAGAAGTGGACGTGCGAGGTCGTGACCGGCACGGACTACGACGACATCAAGGATCTGTATCTCGACGGGAAGCTCACGCGGTCTCGCGCGGTAGATATGCTGACGCGCTACGGCGGGATGAAGCAGGAGGACGCGCAGAACAAGATCGACACGGCGGACTTTGTGAAGGCACATCCGGAATGCGACGGCATCAGCGTTGAGGCCGTGCAGAAGTACAACGAGCAGGCGAAACCGGCCGGTCTGGACGCGGGGACGTTCTGGGAAGCGTATCAGTTTAAGAACGACGCAAGGACGACGCGCGACAGCAACGGCAAGGCCATCAGCGGTCAGGGAGCAATGGACAAGGTCGCCGCATACATCGACGGTCTGAACATCAGCAGAGAGCAGAAAAACGCGCTGTTCCTGTGCTTCTACAGCCAGAAATCGCTCGGGAAGATCCGCTGGAGCAATTAAATCTGCGGGAGGGATAGAAATATCCCTCCCATTTTTATATTGTAGAATCAATGGAAGGAGGCCACTGTATGACTATCACAATCGCAGACGGGCGCGGAGCACTGTGGCAGTGGGATACCGGGCGGCGCTTGCGCGTGGGCAGCGGCGTGGAGCAGATCCACTATCAAAATCGCGCGCTTGGCGGCAGCGTGGACGTGGACGTCGGCACAGACGGCACGGCCATCATCCCGGACGAGCTGCTGCAGGACTGGCACCCGCTGACGGCATACGCCTACGTAACCGACGACACCGGCGCGTACACGATGGTGCAGCAGGACTTTGTGGTCCATAAGCGCGCGAAGCCCGCCGGGTATACATACACCCCGACGGACCAGATGACGCTGCAGACGATCCAGCGCCAGATCGGCGACCTTGCCGATCTGACGACGGAGGCAAAGGACACGCTGGTGGAGGCGATCAATGAGGTGGCACGGACAGGCGGCGCGGGAAGCATGGGCTTGCGCGTGGCGGACGGCTACATCCAGTACAGCACGGACGGCGGCAGCACGTGGCAAAATTTGATCGCCGTGGCAGACCTCAAGGGTGCAAAGGGCGATACGGGCGCAACAGGCCCGGCGGGTCCGCAAGGCCCAGTTGGCGCTCCGGGCAAGGACGGCGCGGATGGCAAACCGGGGGCTGTTGGTGCGGACGGCGTTACGCCGACGATCGGGCCAAACGGGAACTGGTTTCTCGGCGCGACCGATACCGGCAAGCCATCACGCGGAGAGACTGGGACGCCGGGCAAAGACGGCGCAAAGGGCGCCCCCGGCGCTCCGGGCGCTGCCGGTCACACGCCCGTTAAAGGCACGGACTATTGGACGGCAGCCGATAAGCAGGAGATTGTCAACAGCGTCATAGCCGCCCTGCCTGATGGCACGGAGGTGAGCTACTGAGATGAAAAAGCTCTACGAAGAAACCGCCGTA